GACCTGATTCATAAGGGCTTAGAATATGAAAAAGAACATAATATCGCTCAACCTGAAAAAGAAACAATTAGAACTCTAAAAGACCACCGAATTAAAGTGCTAGAAAGAGCTCTTGAGCTAGCTTGTAGTAATAGTAATTTTCAACAAACCTGTGATTTTTGTGAATATAGGGAATACAGCGGAAGTGGAGATTGTCCTTGTTATTGTGAAACCGAGCAAGGTTTTGAGCAAAGGCAAGCAATAAATTATTTTAAACAACAAGCAGAGCGAGAGGTAAAATTGGATAAAGAGTTTTCAGAAGATTTATTAGGGGAGAAAGATTAACTATGAACAATCAATATGGGATAAAAGTCAAATCAAAGAGTTTTACCTGGTTTATGTGTATTAGCATTTTAGTTATTGTCTTAATGCTTTTGGTAATGGCTATTTTGTTAAATAAGACAAATAAAATAAGTTATGATAAATTTCTTAATACAATGCCGTCTGAAAATTATATAGAAGAAGATTTAGAGGATAAATTATTAAGCAGAAATATTGATATTTTGGATAGTAAAAAAGAAAACGACCAAATATTCTACACTGTGTCTATTAAATATGTTCACAATACAATACCAATTCAGCAGCATTATTTGGTTTTATACGAAGCTACAAATGAGTGTGTTTGGGTTTATAGAAGTCATAGATTGTTGGCTGAGTATAAATAAGGCAAAGGAGTTGGGTATTTATGAAAATATATGTAGATGAATTTCCTAGAAACTGTGCTTTTTGTCCCCTTTGTAATGCAGATTATAAGGGAGAGCTTTATTGTAAGCAGCTTGACGCAATGCTAAAAGAAGACAACGTTATAACTGATTATAAAGAAAGAAAAAAGAACTGTCCGTTAAAACTTATATCTAAAATAAAAAATAACAAATAGGAGAAATAGAATGAATAAGATTGAAAATTATTTAATAAACAAAGGAATAAGAACTCAATACAAAGGCTTTGACTGCCTTGTAGAGGCTATTAAGCTAGTGCAAAAGGATAGAAGCTATAAATATAACATTACGAAAAGATTATATCCTGACGTGGCTAAAACTCTTGACGAAACAGCTAGTAAGGTAGAACGTGCAATCAGACACGCAATATCTAAATCAAAAGTTCTTAATATGACTAATGGCGAATTTATTTCAAGAGCAGCTTTAGAACTTAAGGCTAGTTAGGAGGCGTTATGGCTAAGAGTTGTAGAGAATATATTAAAGAGCTTAAAGAAGAGCTGAAAAAGACGCAAATCGAGCGAGATACATATAAGTCTGAATACAATCTAGCAATAGCTGCCAACAAACAGCTTGCAGCTAACAATGCTAAGACCTGTATTAACTGTCAAGAGGTGGCGGAGGACGACATAATGTGTATCAAATGCCACGAAGAGATTGTAAAGCGTTTAAGATTATTATTATTTGCTGTTGTAAGAAATTCAACAGTTGCCCCTATAGGTTATCAACTTAAAAAAACTGAAGAGGAAATAACAAATAAAACATTTGAAACAATCAAGGACGCTGAAAAGATTGTTGATTTTGAAAAGATGAGGAAGTTTATGAATCTTGCCTCAGAAAAGGAGAATCGTTATGACAATTAAAAGTTTTTGTATTTTAATTTTAATTATTTGTGTGAGTTTTGCTTGTGGGGTTATTTCACTTGCTGCAGGTAAACTAATCGCACTCTGTGCAGGTTTATTGCTTGGTGGTGCAGCTATATTAGCCGCCACCTTTACAATTTATCTAGTAAGCCAGGAACGAAGTTTAAAGCGAACAAAAGAAGAGCTAGAACCCATTAAGAGTACCAGGAATAAAAATGGAAAATCGAAAAGAGTATAACTGCAAGAATTGTGTAAACAAAGGCAGCAGATTTTGTGCTTTCTGCACTACAGTTGTTTCTCCTAGTAATAGAACAACAAAACCAACAAATTACAAAGAAGAGCCAAACACAGCTTTCTTGAGAATACGCCTAAATATAAAAGAGCCACCTTTGGGAATAAAGCCACGCTATATTCACGAAGAAGAAAGAGCTATTGAGCTTGGCGAGGCGATAAATAGATATACAAGAGCTAAATTCCCTATCCCTATAGAGTGGGTAGAGGAATATAACGAAATTAGAGCTAGATTAAAAAAGCGAGATGATGAACGTTGCGGCGGCAATATACCACGTTAAAAGGAGTTAAAAGTTATGGCAAGACAAAAAGCATATTTTAAGTATGATATACCTACAAGTGTAGTAGATATTGTTAAAACTATATGTGTAGATTATAATCGCAGAGAAAGAGCTATCAAATATGGAACCATTACAGGCGAAGTGTTAGCTAGATATGTTGAGCTTAATGCTATAATTGATAAAGCCCTTGAAGATATTGAAGTAGGTGTCAGAAAGTGTCTGATAACCGATATTCAAAAAAAGCGTGGCTATTACTTTTCTGACGCACAATATTTAATGGCAAAATGCACTTATTATAGTCGCAAAAGAAAGTTTATATTCGATATTGCCAAAAGCCTCGCCCTACTATAATATATATTATTACTATAGTATGTTATGTAATTTAATGTAGATATAAATATATATTATATAATAATAAAGCAAGTGCACTCTACTTAGCACAACAATAAATAGGGACTAAATAAAGTAACTTGTGTGCTAATATAGATAATAGTAAATGTGCCATATATCCATTGAGATTAGAGCCCTTATATTCCAACACGGAGTATTTGGGCTCATTTTGTTTTTATAAGGAGAGAAATGAAATGAGTCAAAAAAAAGAATCTACAGTAAAAGGAAAGAGAAATAGTAAAGGTCAGTTTCAAAAAGGTAACACTGAGGGGAAAAAGTTTGAGAAAGATAATGAGGTTGCTCTTAAGTTTAAAGAAGAGTATTGCGACTTAATTATTGAGTATTTTAGCAAGCCTCCTACAAGAGTAGAATACAAAGAAACTTATTATAAAGGCGAACTTACCTCAAGAACACCTATAATTTTACCTGAAGAGTATCCAACGTTTGAAAGATTTGCAGCTCAAATAGGTGTATCTACAGGGACTCTGAAAAATTGGTGTGAGAAGAACCGACGTTTTGCAGACTGTTACGCACGTGCGAAAGAGATTCAGCTAGGTAAACTTACGTCAATGGCTGTAATAGGTGTATATAACCCTATATACGCAAAGTTTGAAGCAGTTAATAATCACAATCAGAAAGATAAGCAAGAAGTTGATACAAAGGTTACAGGTGCTCCTGTAGATGAAAAGACCTTAAAGCTTATTGAGAGAGTGGAGAAAAGGTTAAATGCCGAACCAAACAAAGATAACGGCTAAGAATTATACTGAGTATATAGACAAGATTCGTAAAGCCGAATTTGAGTATTGCAGAAATGACGTAGTTTATTGGGCTAACAATTATTGCGTAATAGAAGATAAAGACTCTCCTAATATTATAGAACAATTCCGTGCTTGGGACGCACAAAACCAGGTCTTAAGAGAATTTGAAGAGAATAGGTTAAACTTAATACTGAAAGCTCGACAAATGGGTATTACGTGGCTTGCAATATATTATTGTACACACGATTTAATATTCAATCTAGGACATACAGTCGTTGCTCTATCAAAAACTGAGGACGACGCAAAAGAGTTAGTAAGGCGTATGAGTGTCGTTCTCGACAATATGCCTGAAATATTGCTAGGTGGCGGCTTGACGTATTATAAGACTGCAACAGCTATTACTATCACAAATAGCAAAGGCAAGCTTATATCAACGTTTAAAGCTTTCCCTGCAAGCCCTGCAGCAGGACGTTCCTTTACAGGTAATATTCTGCTTTTGGACGAGTGGGCGTTTCAGGAATATGCTGAAGAAATTTGGACTTCTGCATATCCAACAATCAACCGTCCAACAGGTGGTAAAGTTATCGGTTTATCTACAATTAAAAAAGGTACACTTTTTGAGAAATTGTGGCTAGAAGATAACGCATTTCATAAGATATTCCTCTCAGTGTTCTCTGACCCTCGTAGAACACTTGAGTGGTATGAAAGTACTGCAAAAGATTTGGGAGTTAAGGTTAAGCAAGAATATCCTCGTACAGCTGAAGAGGCTTTGAGTAATTTAGGTGGAAGTTATTTCAACGAATTTGATTATAACGTTCACACTTGCACACCTTTTAAAATTCCTGAAGATTGGTCTATTTATAATACTATGGACTATGGTCTTGATATGTTTGCACATTACAAGATTGCCATAGATAACGAGAAAAATGTATATGTATTTCACGAGATATATAAAAGTGGCTTAATTATATCAGACGCTGCAGCAGAAGTTAAAAAAGCTGAACTTGTTGAGCTTGATGACGGAACTGTAGAGAGTTGGTATAGTCCTCGTATAAGACTTGCTCCTCCTGATATGTGGAATCGAAACCAGGAAACAGGAAAGAGTAGGGCGTTAGCTTTTTCTGAAAATGGTCTTGACTTGGTACAATCAAATAACGATAGAGAGGCAGGGTGGCTACAGGTTAAAGAGTTGATGAAGATTATCACTCTTCCTGACGGAACTAGAACAGCTAAATTAAAGATATTTAGAAACTGTCCTAATTTAATCAGAACTTTACCACAGCTGCTAATTGATGAAAAGAATTATAACGATTGTGCTAAAGAGCCTCACGAACTAACTCACGCTCCTGACGCTCTGAGATACTTTGCTATATATTGGACTCAGCCGCCTGAATCTAAAGTACGTAAAAAGGTCAGATATAGACCAGACCAACTAGAAGATTATTATAACGCACGTACTGAAGAAGAAAGGCAACAAATAATAAAAAGATATGGAGAACCTGAACTATGAAAATAGATTTAAGTAATACAACAAAGTTAGCGTTCTTTCAAGACTTATATCGCACAGCAAGAAATCAATCTGAAGAGCTATACGAGAAGATTGAAAAATATGTTAAACAATATAAGGGAGATGATGAAATTGACGGCTCAAACGTTAAAGCGAGTTATGTAAGAAATATTACATACGAGCTAATTGAAAGCCAGGTTACAAGCTATTTGCCTAACCCTGCTGTATCTCCTGAAATGTATAGTGAGAAAAATGAAAGAAACGCTAAAAGTATTGAAACGCTGTTAAAAAACAAGCGAAACAAATTACCTTTTGAGAAGTTAAATGATATTGATGAAAGGTTTAACCCTGTTTATGGTGGCTCTATATGGCTTGTAGAGTGGGATAATTCTATTACCACTCATAACACTGTGGGAGATATTAAGCTTAGCTGCTTAAGCCCCAAAAAGTTTACAGGACAACCTCATATTTACGATATAAAAGAAATGGAATATTGTTTCATTGAGTTTGAAACAACCAAAGATGATATAGTTCGTAGATATGGTGTAACGCCTGCTGTAGCAGATGAAACCGAATCAGATGAAAATGCAGATGAAGATACAGCAACTTTGTATGTTTGTTATTACAAAAACGACAAAGACAAAGTTTGTCAATATATTTGGTCTGCAGATACACAGTTGTCTGATATTGAAGATTATTACGCACGTAAATATCAAGTTTGTAAACATTGTGGAAAAAGAAAAGAAATTTGCACTTGTGAAAAACCTGAATATGAATTGATGAACGAAGAATATGAAGAGTTAGATAGAGATATTGCTCTTTCTGACGGCACAATTCTTCCTGCTATGTGTGTGGTAGTTAAAGACGGACAGGTTGTTACTGAAACACAAAAACAACAAGCTATAAACCCTGAAGACGGCAGCGTTATGTTAGAAGACGTAGAGGGTGTATTATTACCTAAAATGATAGACGTTGAAGTTCCTAAAATGGAAAAAACAAAACTTCCGTTCTATACTCCAAATATTCTTCCTGTAGTAATTCGTAAGAATATATCTGAAGAAGATAATCTACTTGGGCAATCAGATTGTGAGGCTATCCGCCACCAACAACAAGGCAGTAATAAGATTGAAACTAGAATAGTTGAAAAATGTATAGGTAGTGGGGTATTCCCTATGGTTCCTGAAAGCTTTAGTGGAGAGTTAGATAATTCTTTGTGGAAAAAAGCTTTTAGGACTAACCAGGCAAACGCAAAGCTGTTTGGTAGAGTTGATTTACAGGTTGATATTTCAAGAGATATTGCAGAGGCTGATAGAATCTACGACCAGGCTAAACGTATTCTTGGTATTTCTGACAGTTATCAAGGACAATATGATAGTTCTGCACAAAGTGGAAAGGCTAAACAAATACAAGTTAATCAGTCTGCAGGTCGTCTTGATAGCAAGCGTAGAATGAAAAACGCAGCTTATGCAGAAATTGACCAGATTATTTTTCAATATTATTTAGCTTATGCTGATGAGCCACGTCCTGCAGTTTATATTGACGAACAAGGTAAAATGCAAAACTATATATTCAATAGGTATGATTTTATTGAACGTGATGACGCAGGAGAGTGGTATTACAATGATGAATATTTGTTCTCTACTGACGCCTCAGTTGACGTAGATAAGCAAAGAGAAGTCTTGTGGCAAGAGAATAGGGCTAACTTCCAACAAGGAGCTTATGGCGACCCTAAGTCATTAGATACATTACTTATCTTTTGGCAAAATATGGAACGCACACATTATCCTTTTGCTCACGACAATGTTGAAAGAATCAAAAAAATGATTGAAAAACAACAACAAATGTTAGCTATGCAACAACAAATAGACACTCTTACTAAAGATAATCAAAACAGGCAAGAATATGAACAATATTTGTTGTCTAAATTACAAGGAGGAGTAAATAATGGCACAAAATAAGAAAAACGAATTAGATACAACGTATCAAACAAACCTTAAAGCTAATGCTAATACTCCAAACGTACAGCCAACGCAGGAAATTAAGCCTGTAACACTTGACACAACATATCAGGGTAACACAGAGGCTTTATATGGGGGACATAATGGCTCTTGGTGGCAAGAACAATATTCTTCTCAAAGTAATGACGTTACAAGGAATATGATTAAAAAGGCTGCTGATTATTACGGCTACAAAATAGATGAAAGCTTAATAAACAATCAAAATTTATCTTTTGGAGATAGATTTAAAAATGCAATCTCTGCAGGTGTAACTTATGCGAATTATATTTCAGACAAAGCAGCAAGCAGTAAAAGTGCTGCCACTACTACTTTAGGCGAAAACAATAATAGTTCAAAAGTTGTTACTTATGCCAGCAATCAATCTCAAACGCAAGAAAGCAATAACGCTACTCCTGTTGCGACTAACAGTGAACCTGTTGACAGCTACGAGGAGTTTTTGAGAAAGAGGGCTGAGGGTTATCAGGAAAATTATGATAAGCAAATTCAAGCTATTGAAGAGCAAAAACAACAAGCTCAAGAAATGGTGGAGTTGCAACGTCAACAAACTGAACAAAATGCAGAGAATGAAAGACAAAGAAACATAATCGACGCACGTTCTAGTTATGAACAAAACAAAGCCACTGCAGGAGCTAATGCTGAAGCTTTAGAAAGTATGGGACTAAATCAAAGTGGATATAGTGATTACTTAGAAAGTAAAGCTTATGCAACTCAAAGAGCAGAAACGCAATCTGCCAACGCTAATGCTGAGGCTATAAAACAAGACGCTAAGTATATTGCTGACTCAAACAAATTAGAGATAGAGCAAAATGCTAGTCAAAATAAGCTTGACGCAGAAATGACTTATGCAGAAAATATGTTAAACAATGACGCAGCTATCGTACAGTATAAAGAACAACAAGAAAAAGAGAAGAAAGCTGCTTATTCTGAATTGTTATCTTATGCTAATAATGGTGCCTATACTAAAGAACAGTTAGAAAGTCTTGGTTATAAATATGGCTTGTCTGAAGAAGATATTACAAGTCTTGGGGACGCAGCTATCAAGTACCAGGAAAAACAAGACAAAGAAAAACTAGAGAAGAAAGCTGAAGATATTAGAAGTTATTATACTGCTCTATTAGACTCTGCAAACTCAGGAGAATACTCTGCTGAACAACTTGCCTCTCTTGGTGCCGAATATGGTCTTAGTGATAGTCAAATTGAAGACCTTAAAACTGCCGCTAACACCTATATTGTTAATAAACAAGATAAAAACTTTAAGGAATTGATGAGCAAAGTAGATATGGAGGGCTTTGATAGTATTAAATCTGCTTTAAAAAATGGAGATATTTCTCAAGAGCAATACGATACCATTGTTGCAAAATATCAATCTAATTACTACGAGTCTTACTCTTCAATTATTGAAAGCGATTTCGGTTCTGCAAATACAGGCGAAATTGATAGGGCTTTAAAGAGCGGATATATTACTCAAGAACACTATAACAGTCTTAAGACCAAATATAATGCAGGCGTATCTAGTGCAATATCTGCAGCGTCATTATTCTATCTAAACGGAAGTCTTGTTGATGAAAGCACAGCAAAAGCTGTAAAAGAAAAACTTTTCTCTACAGGCTGGCTTACTGATGATAATAAAAACAAAATCAATAGTCTTTATGATTCTGCTTTTACTAAAAAAGATGACGGAGATGACGGCGGCGGTGGTTGTTACACAGGGGACACCTTAATAACTATGGCTGACGGCACTCAAAAAACTGTAGATAAGTTGCTTGTTGGAGATAATGTTCTTGTCTTTAACCACGAAACAGGCAGTCTTGACTCTTCTCCTGTTTCATATATTTATTATGATTCTGAGAAAGAGTATGACGTACTTAAGTTAAAGTTTGACAATGAATCAGAAGTAAATGTTGTTTACGGACACGGTTTCTTTGATATTATTCTTAATAAATACGTTTTAATAAACTCAGATAATGTTAAGGACTATATAGGACACAAATTCTATTATATTAGTCAAGAAAACAATGAGTTTAATAAACAAGAAGTTTGTTTGGTAGGATATGAAACATATAAAGAGAATACTGATTGTTACAGTGTTATTACGGCAAATCATTTTAATAGCGTTTCTAACGGAATATTAACTATTACTGATGACGGTAACCGTCCTGCAGGTTTATTAAAAGGTTTCTATAATGTGTTTGATTTAGATGATAATCATCAATACATAAAGGAGTCAATGCAGGAAGACATAAATAAATATGGCTTACTTCCATACGAAAGCCTAAAAGATTGCGTTTCAGAAGAAATATTTAATGCTTTCAATGGTTCTTATCTAGGCGTTGCTATAGGAAAAGGTCTTGTAACGCTTGATGAAGTTAAGGGTTATATTGAAAAGTTTTTATAAAAATCAAGTAATAGGAGTAAATAAATGAAAACACTATCAATGATTAAACAAGAAAATATGTATAAATCAGGTGCGTCTTCTTTATTGTCTAATAATCAAAAAAACACAGCCCTTTCTAGAATTGAAGAGAAACAAAAACTAGAAGAAGAATCTTCAAAAAATAAAGGTGGTTTCTTTGGTGGTCTTGGATATACTTTTGAAAAGCTAGGACTTGGGTTTCTAAGCAGTATTGAGGGTATATGGGACTACTCTGCAGGTGGTTTAGCTAAATTGTTTGGTGCTGATGATTGGGCTGAACAACAATTCGCTAATGATTGGGTAGATTATAATCACGCTGATGATTGGTATAACCCTACTGAGGGTTGGAAAGTTGCAGGAGATATAGCAGGTGGTATAGGTACAAGCTTACCTGCTATAGTTACTGTAGCTGCTGCAGGGGCTATAGCTGTTGCGTCAGGAGGAACCTTGTCTCCTGTAGCAGCAGGCTTAATTTCTGCAGGTATTGCAGGCTTGGGAGCTGCAGGTAATGCTACAAAAGAGGCTTATCAACAAACAGGCGAGCTTAGTGGTAAAGAGTTTGGATATGGTGCTTTGGTTGGTGTAACTGAGGGTGCTATAGAGGGAATTTCTGCAGGTATTGGCGTTGGTACAGGTCAAGTAGTAAAAAATATTTCTAAGTCTTTTGGTAAAGAAATTGCAACTTCTGCTACAAGGCAAACTTTAGGTAAAGCTATAGTTAAAGGTTTTATTGGGGAAGCTTTTGAAGAGGGTGTTGCAGAATTAGTTTCTCCTGTATGGGCTAGATTAACTTATGACCCTAATGCAAAAGACGCAACGTTCCAGGAGATAGGATATGCTGCGTTAATAGGTGGCTTAAGTGGTGCTATTATGGGTGGTGCTGACGTTTCTCTTAGAAATATTGCAAGTACTGCTAGAGGTAGCAAAATTGCTGCAGAAAACAAGCAAAACGGCGTATTAGAAATGGCAAGAGAGTTAAGTGTTTATGAAAAACAAAATAACACTCAACTTGAATCGTTTGAACTTGTAAATAACGTGTATAATGAATTACAGGCAAGTATGAAAAAAACAAACGGAACTATCTCCACTGTTAAACAAAAAATGTTGCTTGGAGTGCTTGAAAAGGCAAATACGACGGCTGTGTTCTCTCCTATAGTTAATAAAAGTGCTATGAATATCGTAAATAATGCAGAAGTTATAGCTGAAAGACTTACTGCATTTGGATATACTGACGCAAAGGGCAACCCATTACAATTTACTGCAGAACAAATACGTCAAGGCGTTGATATGAACAACCCTAAGTCTTTCTCTAAAGCTTTAAAAACTAATGATATTTTGAGAAGCTTAGCTGTTGCTGACGCTACAGGACAAATATCAATCAATGCTGCAAAGTTTAAAGAGTCGGTTCTTATGGGGCAACAATTAAGCTCTCAGGTTGATTTAAACAGGTTTATTGAAACAGCTACTGAATCAGAACTTCAAGCTGTTGGAGAAAAACTTGGTATTGATAATTGGGAAACTATAACCAACGACCAACTGTTAGATAAAATTACTCAGTTTGTTGAAAATGACGGAGTAGAAACTTATAAAAAAGAACGTCTTATTATCAGAGAGGCTGAAAATATAGCTCCTGATACAGCAAGAAATTTGCCTAAAGTGGTAAATATGACTGCAGACGGTGCGGCTAGATTTATTCTTGATGATAGTCAAATGGCTATTATAAAAGAGGGCAATATATATAGAACTTACGATTATACTAGCAAAAGATTATCGAAACCATTAACAAAGCAAGAATTAAACAAGCTAATCAGACAAATAAACAAACAAAGAGGTCAGGTGGCGGCTGAGGTTACTAAACAGCTTGAGCAAGAATCTGAACTTAAAAAACAAGCTGCAGAGCTTGATTCTTATGCTAGAGAAAATATTTCTAACTATAACAATCTTAGTGCAGCTAATCAAAGTATGGTTAGAGCCGTCATCAGACAAGGTAGGGCTGCAGGTGTATCTGAAGACTTTGTTCTTACAGCCGCAAGAGTTGCCGCACGTTCAGGGTTAAATATTGTATTTAACAAAGAGGCGTCTTTTGTTGCAGCAAATGGAACTTTTGCAGACGGTGCTATTGATTTAAAGAATAATAGAATTATTATTAACCCTGAATCTAAGAATAGAACAGGAGAAATGATACTTATTCACGAACTAACTCACGCTATCTACAATTTACAAAATGGAGTATTGCAGGTAGCAGAGGGCTTGGAAACAATGTCTGCAGAAGAAAAACAAGCTATACGTAAAAGGTATTCTAAAATCGGTAAAAGTGGAATTGTTGAAATCTCTGACGAGATAAATGCACACTTTGCAGAGCAAACACTTTCAAATAAAAATATTCTTGAAAGGTTGGTTGCTAAAAAACCTACAGTAAAAGAAAAAATACTTAATTTCTTTAAAAGTTCTTCAAAAGATTATAAAGAAGACGTCAAATTAACAGGTGCTGCAAATAAATTATTTAAGCAGTATAAAAAATTGTTTGATGAGTTTTCTGCACGTAATCAAGGAACTAATGCTGTAGAAACAACAAAGACGAATCAATCAAAGGAAGCTTATGCTCTTGCAAAAGATGAAAAAAGTGGATATAATAATAAGCAATTAGACGGAATAGAGGAAAAGGATATTCCGATTAAATTGCAAAACGCTATTATTGATTATACTGCAAAAGATATAAATAATAGATTAAAAGCGATTCAATCTTCAATTAAACACAATGAAGACTTATTAAGAGAGGCTAAGGTTCCTAAAAACCTAATTCCAATGTTTGAAAAAGATTTAAAGGAGTTAAAAAATGAAGAAAGACAGTCCTTATTACAACAAAAAGCAATCGAAGACCAAACAAGAGCCTATAATAACAACAATCAGCAAAAATGGAGACTACCTGAGCCTTACTCAGAGCGACTTCGAGAAATATCACAAGGCTTCAGCCTCCAGGAAAACTCAGAATCAATAGGCTTTTTAGTTAGTGTTATAAATTACGCAAAACTATATAAAACCTATGATTTAAGAAAAATTACTGACGGATATACTGTTGGAAATTTAGGCGAATCTATTAGAATTGTTGACCCTAGTTGTTTGCCTAGAAATTTAATAGACATAAAAGAAGAAAATTCAGAGTTTGGAATAAGAACGTGGTTTTTTGTTGACCCTAGTTATCAAAGTGTTGACGTCGGTGGTTTTTATGTACCAACAACCGATAAAATGTTTTTATTGCTTGATGAGATTGCTCCTTTATTTAATACTACTAATAGGCACGAGAAAACACATTATTTTGAATCTGAGTATCCTGAATTATATAAAGCTTACAAAAATGAAATAGGCAAGGTGTTGACACAAAAAGAAAAAGACTTTCTTTATGAAAAATACTATTCTGGTTATAAAAAAGAATATGACTCAATTCCTGTTTCAAGATTTGAAGACTATATTTGGGGCGAAGTTTATGCAAACATTTATTCATTGAAAGATATATCTCATATTAAAAATAAGCAAGGTATTTACAAAGTTAATGAAGAGTTTGACGCAAGGCTTAAATCAGAGTTTGGTATAGAGCACGAAATAATGTATGCTCTTCCTGAAGAAGATTCTAACGGCAATAAATTGTCTGAAAATCAACGTAAATTCTTTGCGGACAGCAAAGTTGTTGATGAAAATGGGAAATTATTACCTGTTTATCACGGAACGGGAAATAATAATTTTACTATTTTTGATATTAAAAAATCAAAGTCAACAGGCTTATTAGGTCAAGGTTTCTACTTTACAAGTAATTTATCAGAGGCAACAGAGAAATACGCTAAGAAAAATGGGCGTGTTATATCTGCTTATTTAAACATTAAAAAACCTCTTGAGGTTGATTTGGTGCATAAATCTTCTATTATAAGCAAGTTAAGAGATGAGTTTGGAGGAACTTTTGACGTTGATTATTATGTTTATAGTGCTAGATATAGAGATAGGGTTGATACAAAGCGTTTGTTGGAACTTATAAGGAAACAGGGTTATGACGGAATAATAAACAAACAAAAAGGTTATTATGTTGCTCTCGACTCTAATCAAATTAAAGAAACAACAAACACCAGTCCAACGTCTGATAACGACATAAGATATGCAATTCCAAATAGAGACTCTTACGGCGACGCTCTTAGTGATGAACAAGTAAAATATTTTAAAAATAGTAGCGTTCTTGATGAGAGTGGTAGGTTGTTGGTTTTATATCATCAAACAGGTTCAGAGTTTACCGTTTTTGATACAAATAAACAGGGGGCAGGTCATAGTGATTATGAAATGCCGCACGGTATATTTTTAAAGCCTACCGCCGCCAACATAGGTCTTAAAGGCGATAAACAAATGCGATTATATGCAAATATCACAAGACCTCTTGTTTTTATGAACCGTGAGCAAGCACAAAGCTATTGGCGACAAAATATAGAGGGATATGATTCAATAATTAACGAAATTGCCGACAATGACAAAAAATACAATGAGCTGTTTGAGGAATATTTTTCAGAAAAGCGTCTTGCACGACGCAAGGGTTTACAGTTTTCAGAATTAACCGACGAGCAACTTGATAGCATTATCGAAGAAAGCACAAAAATGTGTGATGAGGTTTTGAAAGAGTGGCGTTCCGAAAATAGCAAGGCTGATAAAAGAGCTAAGGAGCTTATAGACAATTATTTGCAAGATTCAGGATATGACGGAATACATATCTTCGAGGATAGAGGTTCATTTGGAAGAAGTGTTGAAACGTGGATAGCACTTAAACCAAATCAAGTAAAAAATACCTCTAACTTTAAACCAACAAATGATGATGATATTCGATATGCGTTAATTGAGGTTGATTCAGAAAACAACACTCTCTCAAGCGAACAAATTGAATATTTTAAAAAATCTAAAGTGGTTGATGATTTAGGTCGATTGCAAATAGTATATCACGGCACAAATAACAACTTCTTTACATTTAACAAGGCTCTAATTGGTACGAATACAAACAATCTAGGAATTTTTGGAAACGGTTTTTATTTTACAAATAATAAAACACTTGCAAAAACTTATAATAGAAAAAATGGCTCACTTGCAAAAGACGGCTCAGGGCAAATTATGGAATTATATATAAACATTGAAAAACCGTTTATATATACCGACAAAAACGCCGCAAGTATAGCTAAAGATTTAAGCTTTCCAAAGAATAGAATTAAAAACAACGTTTTATTGCCTATAGTTAATGCAAAAGATATATTGTCGTTTACAAAATCGCTAAAAGATAGTGGGTATGACGGTGTAATATATGATTACGGAGACGGAACTAAAGAATATGTTGTGTTTGACCCTAATCAAATCAAAAGAGTTGATAATAAAAAACCTACACTTAATGACGATATTCGTTTTGCTCTACAAGAAGATGAAAATCAAGCAGTTGGTGGCTTATCTAAAGCACAAAGAGCTAAGTTTGTTGCAAATAATACCAGGTTAAAAGTATATTCTAAGCTTGACGCAACTGAAGTTATCAATAGTATTATTGATGAAAGATTGGTTCTTGACGATAAATATGGTGTGTTGAGTAAAAAAGATAAAAATGCAGTTATTGATAGATTATTTACGAAACTAAATAATACCTCTGAGGGTTATAGAAGTGGCGTAGCTTTAAGTATTGCTGACTATATAATCGAAAGGACTGTTTTGCAAGATATGTATGATACTGCTGATTATTCAGACGAGATGAGAGTATTAACAGTGTTGCGTAGTTATATGCACAATATTGACCTGAGTGGAATACAGGGCGAAATACGTCATAAATATGACACAAAAAATTCAATCAATTTAGTATGGGGTAGCAAAACTAGCAAACAAACTCCTGATACAATAGCTCAAGAACTTGCTGAAGAGGGAATTTTTATCGACGCTATCAATGAGGCAGATATTTTCTTCCAAATGATAGATAGATATGAATCTGCTAAGCGAACAGTAAACGAAAGAGCAAAAACTATAAGATTGAAAAATTATGGCTCTGAATCAAAAATTCAACAGTTAAGACAAGAAATAGCAAAAGATATACTTTTAGCTTATGACGAAAAAGGAACTCAATCTAAGTATGGTAAATTAGTTGATAAATACACTGAAAAGATTAAGAACTTAAAAGAACAAGTAAAAGATATTTCAAGAAGAAATATTTTAATAAACAACGTTCTTGATAGGGCTCAAAGAATGAAAGAGTTGAAGTTAGGAATATTCCTAAATGCTACAGCGTATAAGAGTGATATTTTTAAGCAGTCAATAGAAAAGCTAACCAGGGTTAAGTATAGAGGTAACCTTAATGCTACAGGAACTAGAGCTGTAATGGCTGACTTGTTAAAATGGTACACAAGGGAAAACCCTTTCCTTGAAGACTGTTTTAATGAAGACGTAGAGTTTATGCTTGAGCAGCTTGCAGGTGGCAGCAAAGTATATAGCAATACAGACCTTGAAATGCTTAGAAATGTTATGTCTTACTTTGTTACTTTTGTAGAAAATTACAATAGAGTTTATAAACAAGGTAAGTGGATAGAGGCTATTCCTGAGGCTGAAAGGTATATAAAAACCATTCACAATAATGAAAATTTAAAGGTTGGTCTTCTTGGTAAGATAACTGAAAGTAGTTATATGCAAACGTTTGGCGACCCTATGACAGTTGCAAGACGTATGGATAGATATGAAAACGGTTTCTTCTCTGATATGATGATTGAATTAAGAGACGCTAGTATTGACGCTGAAGTTTCAGAAATGGAAATAAAGCAAAAATATAACGAGTTTTTAACAAAAAATAAAAAATATGTTAAAAATTTACAAGAAAATGTAACTTATAAAGGCGTAGAAATACCAAAAGCTCATCTTATAGGCTTGTATATGACTATGAAACGTGAGCAGGCACACGCAGGTTTGGTTTTAAGTGGTTTCTCTTTTATAGATAAAAAAGGAAAGAAAATTAGAGTTCCTGGTTTTGCTACAGGAGCAAGTTCAGAGGCTGATATTCTTACAGCTGTAGAAGATGAAAGAGTTGTGATTGATAAGTTATTATCCGCCACCGATAAAGAATATATTTCTATTTTAGAGGTTGGATACAATCAAGACGCTAAAAAACTAAAAGCTGATAGAGATATGCAAAGGTTGGGCTATACAAATGCTCAAGAAGATTATTATTATCCTATTAGACGTGGAAATATAGCCAAAAATGTAGATACTTCAGAATTTGCTGCAGAATTAGACAGGGTAAGTAATGCGTCATTTAACAAAGATACTGTTAAAGGTGCAAAACAAGAGCTGTTTATTGAATCTGCTGACACTGTATATAATAGACACATTAAAGCTGTTACAAAATACGCTTATTTATCTCCTGCTATAGATACATTTAATAGACTATATAATTTAGACATTTCAGGAGATAGAAATAAACCTATTAGCGTAGCAACTGAAAGTCAAAACACGTGGTCTAAAGGAAAGCAGTATTTTAGTAAGCTAATATCAGATATTCAAGGAATACCGTCATCATCAAGTGAGGGTATGAAGCTGCTTAGTTTCTTGCGTGGTAGCTATGCAAAATTTCAACTTGGAGCAAACCCTAAAGTATGGGTAACTCAGCTGTCTTCAATTTTTGCCTCATCTAGCATACTTGAAACAAACAGCATTATTAAAGGTATGACAGTTTCTGCTAAAGACGTAGATATTTATTGTCCTTTAGCTAAGCTTAGAAATTCAGATAATGCTGCAGCTATGGCTCAGGGTGTATTAGATAGAGTCGGCAAGGTCGGAAATGTTTTAATGGCTCCTATCGGCAAAGTGGATAGATTTGTTGTTAAGAGATTATTTGGAGCTTGTCAAGTTCAAGTGCAAAAAAATACAGGTGCCAAAATCGGTACCACTGCTAATAAAATTGAGGCAGGAAAACTTTTAAAAAAGGTTATCCTTGAAACTCAACAAAACTCAATTTCTACGGAAAGGTCTGCGGCTATGCGTTCAGGAAATGAGATTCTTAGAACCGTTACAATGTTCTCTGCAGATAGTATGAAAGTTATAGGGCGTGTTATAGATTCGTTTGGTGAATTGGGAACGTTAAAAACTAAGTTAAAACAAACAAAGGATACTCAAGCTCAAGCTAAGATAAAAGCTCAGATTAAAATTGCTGAAAAGAAATGTTTTAAATCAGTAATTGCTCTCGTTACTTCTGCGGCGTTTATGGCAGGCGTAGCTAAGTTATTCCGTTGGTTGTATGACAAAGAAGATGACAAAGAAAACTCTGCAGAAACCGTTATTGTAGATTTTGTAGGTAATTTGTTTGGGGGGTTGCCTTTAATTAGAGACGTTTATTCTAGGCTTGTTGAGGGATATAGTCTTGACAACTATGCTTATTCTGCATTAAACGATTTGTTGGATAGTGCAGCAAGTTTAATAAGTGTTGCAGAAAAACTTATGTCAGGAAACGCCTCTCAGCAAGATATTGCAAAGAGTATTAAGCAACTATCTTATGCTGCAGGTCAGATTTTGGGAATACCAACAAGAAATATTTACAATATTGCTTATGGTTTAACTAAACGAGTTAGCCCAACAAGTGCATACAAAATAGACAATGTTTTTTATAAGAAAAATTATCTTAACGACCTAAAGAAAGCTATTGAAGATGATGATATTGAAATGATTTCAATGTTGTTAAATCTTGTACTTGATGAGCGAACAGGGGGCGATTATAGTGAGAATACATTATCTACATTAAGAAAACTGTATAGCTCAGGATATTCAGTTCTTCCTAAGAGTGTTGGGGATAGTATTTCTTATAATGGAGAGGAAATTTCTCTTTCAGAATCGCAAAAAACACAATTCAAAAAGACTTATAGTCAAGCCAATGCCTATGTAGATAAAATGATTTTGACAAGCAATTATAAAATGTTATCTGAAGAGAATAAAGCTAAAGCTATCAAACAAGTTTTTGACGCATATTATGCTAAAGCAGTATCTGAAACTTTAGGTGTTGAAAATAACAACAATTTATTAACCTTGTCTAAATATATTTCTATTGACACACTTTCTCCTGTGTTTGTTGGTTTATCTTTAATAGAGTCAGATAAAGACTCTTCAGGTAAAACAATAACAGGCTCAAAAAAGAAGAAAGTTATTAAATACTTATTGACTCAGAATTTAAGCGACGAGCAAAGATTGTTTATCCTGGCTTATAAAGGATATTCAATTCAGGATAAAGAGTTTAGAGGTTATTCTGAGAAAATAGCAAAAAATAAATTATTAAAGTTTATTTTAGGCTTAAAAACGGCTACTCAAGCCGAAAAGGCTAAGCTTGCACAAATATGTGGCTTTGAGGTAAAAAACGGTAAAATCATCTCTCAGACGCCTTTTAACGTGAATAAATAGGGACTAAATCGAGTTAAATGTATGTTATTATTTATTCAGGAGGAAAGAGTATGTTAAAAATTACTCCAACTGTGGAATCTGAAATTACGAAAATCGTTTGTCCTCACTGTAATACTAAAGTGCAAAGGATAGGCTTAACAAAAGATAGTAAGGTCTGCGGACTTACATTTAAGTGTAGGTGCTGTGGAAAATTGTTTGAAGTTACAACTGAATAACATAAAACCAACGTGCCTAAGTCCAAAGAGATAGAGCCCTTAACTACAAAAATGGTAGTTTAGGGCTCTTTTCTTTACAAAATTTATTAAAAAGGAGGAACTGTAGTTATGAAACCAGGAAAAGACAACAGGTTTGCTACCAATAAGGGTGGCATTATTAAAGCTCCAAAGTCTGTGGGTGCCGACTCTCCTAAGTCAACTATCGTAAAAGGTAGCGACCTTAGAAACGGTAAAAAATAAACCATTTAATATCTAATCAAAATAGGAGGAAATAACGATGATTGATAAAGAAAATTTAGAGCTTGATGATGAGTTAGATGAAGAAGTTGATACTGAAGAAAGCGAAGAGCTAGAATCAGATACAACTAATGAAGATAGCTCTGATGATGAGTTCGAATATGATGAAGACGGAAATATCATTATCCCTGACGTTGTTGATGACGACGTAGAAGATGAAGATATTGACGAGAGTCAGGACGAAACTGAAGATGAAGACGAAAACGAGGGCTCGGATAAATCTGAAGAAGTAGTGGAGCCTGACAAAGAGAAAAACACTGAAAGCGAAGATAAAAAGAGAATTGCAGAGCTTGAGAAAGAGCTTAAAGCTTTAAAATCTCAAGGCAAAGAAACCTTATCTAAGTTAGGTGTTGAGGGCGATAACGTTCTTGAGGGCTTTGAAAAGTTGGCTGCAGAAGCAGATGATACAACTTTAGAAGAATATAAGAAAGCTAAAGCTGAAAAAGAAAGAGATAATCTTGCTAGAGAAATGTATCAGAGAAGTGAGTTTGAAAAGAAAATGAAAGCTGACCTTGCTGAAATTCAAGCAAATTATCCTGAAACTAAAAAATATGGCTCAATCACGGAAATAGAAAATTTTGCCAGGTTTGGGCAATTAAGAGATTTGGGCTTATCCCCAAAAGAGGCGTATGCTGCAGTCAACTCTAATAGTATTAGAGAAAATGTAGCTAATGCAGTTAAGCAAAAAAATCTTAACAATAAGGGACACCTTAACTCGGTTGTGCCTAAAAATTCTAAAGATGACTCAGTTACAATGACTAAAAGCGAATTGGCTGAGTGGAGGGATATTTTCCCTAACAAAACCGATAAAGAGATAATGGCTCTTTATAAACAATCTAAAAATTAAAAACAGGAGGGACATTTTATGTTCAGATTATTAAAAATCGAAAATGCAAGAATCAACGTTCCAGAGCCTGAATATTTGGAAGTAACAGCTAATGAAGCTGTTGAAATGGGCGAAGCTCTTGTATTATCAAGCGGAAAGCTTACAAAATGCGGAGCTACAGTTGCTCCTCAATTCATTGCTATGGGCAGTGTTGCTGCTGCCGCAGCCAAAAGAACTCTTGCTGTATGCAGAGTAGAAAAAAATCAGGTATATGAAGTTCCTGTAACAGCTGCTCCAACCAGCCTAAATGTTGGAGATAAAGTAACAATTCATACTGACGGACTACAAGTAACTGCAACTACTACAAGCGGCGTTGTAACAATCGTTGATATTAACGGTGCTGCTGTAGCAGGCGATAAAGTAGTAGTTAGAATTTAAGGTGGAGGTAAAAACTTATGTCTAATTTTGTATATAGTAAAATGTCAGGTAAAAACGACCCAATGATGGGTAAGTTTGAACACCCTATTAAAGCTCTTATTGAAAACGAGAGCAATATTTGCGAAAAGCAAAAAGGTATCTTAGATTTCTTGTTTAATATCGAGAAGTCTAATAGATATGCAGAAACAATTATCGGCGAATCAGATTTCGGAACTTTCCAACACGCTAAAGAGGGACAAGGTGCTGAAAATGATAACGTTGAAACAACTTTCAAAAAGACAATCGAACATATTGCTTTTATGAAAGAATTTACAATTACTAAAGAAATGGCTGACGACGCTAAATTTGGTATGGGTGCTAATATGAAAAACAAACCACGTAAGTTTGTTAGAGCATACTATAAAACTCGTAACCAAATTGCAGCTCAGGCTCTTATCAATGGTACAAAAACAAGCTTTACATTTAATAAGGCTGTTGTAGATTTAACTTGTCAAGACGGTCTTGCATTATTCAGCAACGCTCACAAATATGGCACTGAAAAAATGAAAGGCAAAACTCAAACAAACTATTTCTACGGAGATATTTCAAGCACTGCAGCTAAACTTGAAGAGGCTTTGGGTGTTCTTGCTAATAAGGTTAGAAACTTTAAAGATGAAAATGGTGAAACAATGGAATATGTAGCTGATATTGTTATTATTCCTTGCAATAGACCAAAGCTTGAGGCTATGGTTAAAAAAGTTGTTGGCTCTGAAAGAACAGTTGGTAGCAACGACAACGATATTAACACTCAATACGGTAATTGGACTGTTGTTGTTCTTCCAGGTTGGGAAACAACTGACGATAGACTTATGGTAATGTCTTCTGAAGCTAATGAAAATTTGCTTGGTAATATGTTCTATAACAGAGTGCCACTTGATATTAGAAATAATATCGACGACCATACTCGTGATTTCTATTGGAACGGTTATTGTCGTTTCGGCGTTGGTTTTAACTCTTGGAAACATATAGCTCTTGCAGTAAATAGTTCAACAGCTGTAACAGGAGCTACAAGTCTTGCATAGTCAAGAAAGTTAGTTTAACAGGAGGGTATTATGACTATTTCTGAGCTTTATAAACAAGTTGCTCAGTTAGGGTTTGAGGACTCTTTGGAAGATAACGATAGGTTCTTTTATGCAGCAAATAGGGCACTATTGCAGGTTAATAAATTAAGACCTGCAATAGGAAACTATTTAATAAACCATAAACCACTTGAAAATTTGGTAACTGAATCAACTTTTTCTTCAATAGAAAAATTAGAAGACCTAACATTTGAGGCAACTGACTCTAAGTCATATTATTTTGAGGCTGACGGCAACGGCTTTGCTTATATTGAAAAATATAATGGCGAGGCAGATGAGTGGAGTATATTCTCTACAATCAACCTGTCATCTACAGGAGCTTTTGTAGCTTACAAAGGCTTTATCAAAGAGGGTGGCAATTTTGTTAGTGGAAATATTAGAATTAGATTTACAGGCGATTATATATATAACGTTAGAAATGTTGCGTTATATAGACACTTGTTTAGCGATAATGTTAATGATATTCCTGCTTTTCAATCTTATACACGTTATGATATGAAAGATTTAGTAGATGATTTTTTAGCTTTATGTTGTCCCCCTATTCAAGAAGACGCTAAAAATCGTGTTCTTAATCAAGAATACGAAATTGAGGGAAATAGTGTAATTCTTATTCCTTATGGAAATAAAGGCGAATATAAGGTTTTGTATGAACGTAACCCTGCACGTCTTGAAGTGCAAGAAGATAGCGTTGAAGAAAGTGAAACCGAAATTGACCTTGATGAAGAATTGTGTACATTACTTCCTATACTTATAGCTGCTTATGTTTGGATAGATGATGAACCTGAAAAATCACAATACTATATGAATTTATATAGAGAACGTGCTGCAGATATAGAAAGGAAAACAAAATATACGGCACCTGTTATAATAAAAAGTTCTAATGGGTGGTAAGAAATATGGCTTATAAAACTTCAAAAAATCTCTTACAAGGAAGAGATACATACAATAAATATTACGGCGACTTTAGAGGGGTTGACTTTTCAAGCGACCATACTCAAGTAAATGAGCAAAGACTTGCTTATGCTGTAAATATGTATAGAGATTATCAATCAGGACAAGGACAGGCTATAGAGACAATTCCAGGTTTCAGAAAGCGTGTTATATTGCCTGAAGAAGATAATGTTAATGGTATATTTCATTTTTCACACAAAGATGAAAATGGAAATACTTTAACAAAAGTTTTAATTCACTCAGGAAATAAACTTTATTTATGGAATAACTACCCAAATACAGTAAACGTTGTGTTAAATGAAACTATTACAGTTCCTGCACCAACTTCAACAATAAATGGCACCCACCAATTTGAGCAAAATTTATCTCAAAATGTTGCTGCTGTTGTTGCTTTGACTAAACCTAACGGCGAAGATTTAACTTTGCTAACAAATTATAATGCAAATACAAGAGTTTTGTCTTATGCAAGCAGTGGCTTATCTGAGGGAGATGAATTGATTTTGTCATATAAAGAGGGTGTAATAAATACTCAAGACGCCCTTTTCAGCGATATGAATAATCGTAGGAGTGCGTCTTTTATTTTTAATAATAAATTGTATGTTATTGACGGCAAGAATTACTTAGTTTATGACGGAAACACACTAACTAATGTATTAGATAATGCTTATATTCCAACAACTTATATCAATATTGTGCCTGATGGCGTAAATGCTGATATAGGTTCAGAATTAGAACAACGTAATATGCTACAGCCAAAATTTAAACACACTTTTATAGCAGACGGAACTGTTAAAAAGTTTATACTAAACGAAAATCAACTTGACGAAATATCTGAAGTAAAAGTGTATGGTGTTGTAATGTCTTTAGGGGCTGATTATACTGTAGATTTGGCTAATGGTTCTATTACTTTTGAAACTGCTCCAGGAAAGCCTGAAGAAACTGTACAGGTTGCAGGTGTAAATGGTGCAGAAAATGTATATTATCCTGAATTTTATGCAGGTGTTGAAATTACTGCAAAAAAACACTTTACAAGTGTATCAGGCGTTACTAATGAAATATCAAATATTTCTGATTTGATTACTGATTGCACAATAGCTGCCGTGTATGATAATAGAGTATTTTTTTCAGGAAACCCAGCTTATCCTAATTATATATTCTATTGTGAAAGAAACAATACAGGCTTTGTTGACCCTACGTATTTTGGTATTTTGAATTATATGCAAGACGGTGTAGGTATTGCACCTATAACAGGTATGATTACCGTTGCTGATACTCTTATGGTTCTTAAAAATGATACGCAACAAGACGGTTCAACTTACTTTCATACAGCAACTTCCACAGGAACCAATATTCAGCCGAAGATTTATCCGTCTTCACAGGGCTTAAGTGGCATAGGTTGTTTAGGTGCCTGTGTAAACTTCTTAGACGACCCTATTTTTATATCTAGGTTAGGTGTTGAAGCTGTAGGTCAGTTGTCAGTTAGAAATGAAAGAGCTAACGAACACAGGTCTAGTTTGATTGACGCAAAAATTACAAATATGAATTTAGAGTCTGCAATCGTAGAAGAGTGGAATGGATATTTAATATTGCTCGTTGACGGAAATATATTTATGGCTGATAGTAGGCAAAAATATGTACACCCTATAGGCGTTCCTCAATATGAGTGGTATTACATTGAGGGGGTAGGTGTTTATAAGGGACAATACCTTGAATATTACTATTCTAATACAATTCCTGATGAATTAGTAGAGGCTAAAATTCATTATTGTACAGCGTGCAAGACAACTATTGATAAGTGTACTTGTGGCAACGAAAATCATCATATTGAATTGTCTCTAGAAATAGCTGATTCAGTTTATTTATACGACTCTAATGAGGTTAAAGATTTAAGGGGTGTAGTTATAAATGCTGCTGATGATAATGGGTTGGCAACAGACACTGTTCTAAATGAATACGTTTCAATACAAATTGATGAAATGAATTACACTATGGCTGTCAATTTTAAAGTTCACGAAATAAAAGATATTGATACAGGTCTTGTTGTGGGCTATAAAGCCTACATTTGTGAGACCAAAGGAAACAATATCGGAGGAACTTTTAAAAAGGCTGTAACCATTAAAAATATGGAAGAAAATATATTTTTTGGAACTGAAAACGGAGTTGTTTGTAGCTTTAATTTTGATAAAAGAGAATCTTACGGAGAAATACCATTACAATATTACACGTTTGACGATAGAACAATTTATTGTGGCTGTGCTACAAAAATGGACTGTTGTGGTATTCCTCACTTAACAAAAAATACTGTAAAAAAATCTACAGTAATTAAAACAAAAACTTTTAAAAGCTCTGCTGCAAAGATAAAAGTTAGAACTAATAGAAAAGCTTATGAACAAATTGCAAGGATAAATAGTAGTTCGTTTTCTTTTGAAGATATGGACTTCTCTAATTTTACGTTTAACACAACCGACCAAAACCTTTTTGCAATTAAAGAAAAAGAAAAACAGTGGGTTGAAAAACAGTATTATATTTATTCTGATGAATTTATGAAACCTATAGCTTTATATTATATTTCTTTCAGGTATCAAGTGTGTGGCAGATATAAAAACTAGAGGAGGATAATTATGAGCTTGAATAAATTTACAAACATTACGCCAACCGAAATTAAGAGTAAGGGTGTAGTTGCTTTGGCAAACGAGCCAAATAAAACAGCTCCTTATGGTGTGGGTGGGTTAAACCCAACTAATCTAAAATTATGGTTTGACAAGCTTGGAACTTTTATTGCTGAGAAAATAAATATTATTCAATCAACATTAAAAAGTGATGACGCTGCTAGTTTTATTAAAGTTGTTACTACAGGTCTTGATTCAACAGCAGAACAACAAGAAGATTTTGAATATAGTCTTCAGGATATAATTGTAGCTTTTACTAATGGCAAACTTGCTAATTATATGACAGCTTATGAATCTGCGTCAGGTCAAGAACTTAAATCTTTACAAACAATTCTTAATGGAATTGCAGCAAGTATTTCAGGTGCAAACACTGCACTGACTACATATAAAAATACTTTATTAGGGAATACAGGTGCAAGTAAAATAGGTCTTCCTGCAAGTTATGATACAAATCAAAGCAAAAAACTATCTGACTTAATTGATGATATTTTTAATTGCAATTTAGCTGCCAAAATAATGGTTAATTGTGTTGGTTTAACTTCTGATACTGCAAACACACGCACTAATAAAACTCTTAAGGCTTTTATTGATGACGTTTGCACATATCTTAATGGAAAAGTTAATGTTTCAGACATAGTTGACAATTTAACAAGCACAGCTACAAATAAGCCTGTTTCTGCAAAACAAGCCAAAATTCTAAAAGACTCTCTTGATAATATGTCAACAAAGGTTGAGGCGTCTATAAAAAAGATAGAGCTAAATTCTACTACAGGGGTTTTAACTATTACAAAGACAGACAATTCAACAATGACAATAGATTTGCCTTTAGAATTTTTAGTTAAAAATGGTTATTACAATTCTTCTACACAAAAAATTATGCTTGTATTAGAAAATAATAACACCATTGAAATACCTGTCGGAGATTTAATTGATGAATATACAGGAGATAATACAACAATTAGTTTATATATTGATTCTTCTGACAATAAAATGAAATTTAAAATTTCTGACACTTATAAACAAAAGATAGACCAAAACACTTCTGCTAGACACTCTCATAGCAATAAATCATTACTTGATACATACTCTCAGTCAGAAGAAAACCTTGCTGACGCTGTAAATAAAAAACACAGTCATAGCAATAAGACTATTCTTGACAATACTACAGCTAGTTTTACAACAGCAAAAGAGTCATTGTTAAATCAACATAGTAGTGAAATTGACGAGTTGAGAGGTATGGTTCAAAGCGGAGGTACTATTATCTATGAAAACGGTGCACCTTTGCCAACGTTTAATATTGAGGACGTGGTTTATGCAGCTTTTTGCTATCAGGCAGAAAAAGCTACTCAAGCAAGCAGTTGTACAAAGGGCGGCGAAATAGATAGAAGATTAAAAGCCCTTGGGGGTTAAATAAAATTTTAGGAGGATAACTTATGTTATTTGAAAAAGGTAAAGTTTACGGTGTAGATAACGTAGGCGGCTCAAGTGTTTCTCTTACAAGAACTGATGACGCCGTTGGCTTATCTTACAGCGTGGGACAATCAGAAATTAAGAGTGATTTTGATAAACTATTCCCCTGGTGTGAAATGCAAGAAGTTGTTGACTCAGCAGGAAACGTGTTTATTAGAATACCAAAGTTTTATGCTAAAATCACCAAAAATTCTGACGGCACATATAAACACCAAATCTCAGGAACTAGATATAGTGGTTTCTCAACTTTATTTATTGACGGTAAAGGCAACGAGATTGATTATATTGACGTTGGTAAATATGAGGCTAGTGGCTCTTCAACAAGAGCTTACTCAAAAACAGGACAAACCGTTCTTGTAAATATAACTATTAACAACTTGAGGACTGCTTGTAAAGCTAATGGTGCAGGGTATCAACAATATGACTTTTTGATAGATATGATTTTAAAAGAGTTGTTTTTGATTGAATTTGCTACCACAAATTCTCAATCAATTATGAAAGGCTTTACTGATTCAGGAAATACTGCAGCCTTAACCACAGGTCATACTGATGACGTAAAAACACCTAGCGGCTCTCCAACAAGTAACTCAACAGGCACTTATGCTTGTAAATATAGGGGAATTGAAAACCTTTGGGGTAACACTTGGACTTTTGTTGACGGAATCTCATTTAATCTTGAAAAAGTCTATATTTGTACTGACCCTAATAGCTACGACGGAGCTAAAACAACAATGCCATATTCTTATATGGGTAATAGACCAACAACTTCAGAGGGGCATATTAAAAGCATTGAGTATTTTGATAAAAACCCTCTTATAGGCTACATATCAGAGCTTGGAGGTTCAGCCTCTACACATTACTGTGATTATTCCTGGTATGCTGACGGCGGAGTTATCTTGCACGTTGGTGGGGCTTGGGGTGACGGTTCTAGGGCTGGGTTGTGGGCTTGGGCTGGTTACACTGCTGTGTCTCTCTCTTGGTCGGACTACGGCGGTCGTCTTTGTTATAAGCCTCTTTAGAGAGGGATAATTAAGGGGGAAACTTCCCCCTTGATATTATAATTTGACTTTATTAAATAAAGTTTGGGTAGTGTGTGCAACGCCTCTGCCACTTGCACGTTGGTGGGAATTGGGATAACGGTTCTAAGGCTGGGTTGTGGTATTGGAATGGTAACAATGCTGTGTCTAACTCTAGGTCGAACAACGGCGGTCGTAATTTAATCTAAAATATTTATTTGAAAAAGCACACATAATCCATAGCTCTTGCTAAAAAACACTTCGCAAAGAGGGTGGTTTAGTAGGTTAATTCTCGAAAGACCACTAGAAGATTAAAAGGTAAATTATGAAAAGAATTGGTTATTTGTATGATAGTATCTGCGACACAAATTTAATAAAAATAGCTATACGTAATGCTGCAAAAGGTAAAACTAAGCGACATTACATAGCAAAAGTTTTAAAAAGAATTGATTATTTCGCTAAAAAGCTAAAATATATGCTTGAATCAGACACTGTAGAATTATCTGAAAATCACACTAAAGAAATTTATGATAATTCTTGCCTGAAGAAACGAATTATAACAGTACCTAAATTCTTTCCAGACCAGGTTATCCACTGGCTCATAATTATGAAACTCGAAAAAGTTATGATGAAAAGTATGTACAAATATACCTGCGGCAGCGTTCCTAATCGTGGTGGAAAAGAAGCTAAAAAACTTGTTGTTAAAGCTCTTAATAATCACAAAATGCGATATGTTGCAAAGCTAGACATTTCTAAATTTTTCAATACTGTAAAGCCTGAGATATTATCTCAGATGATAAAACGAAAAGTAAAAGATAAAAGATTTACTAATTTAGTAGATATGGTCTTGAAGAACGGAGGAGATTGTCTTCCTATAGGTTATTA